ATAAGCACGGCTAACACAGCCGCAACCAATGCGAGCACCGCATTAAGCACGGCCAACTCTGCAAGCACAACGGCCAGTGGCGCCGTCACCACTGCCAACACTGCTGCCAGCAACGCGAGCGCGGCAGTCAGTACAGCCAATACAGCGTCTTCTAACGCCTCAGCAGCAGTCTCGACAGCTAACTCTGCATCGACTACGGCTGCAGGAGCTGTTTCAACGGCCAACGCTGCGACAAATACAGCTCAACAAGCGGTCAACACCGCAAACTCTGCAAACAGCACAGCGTCTAGCGCTGTTTCCACGGCCAACGCGGCGACAGCGACAGCAAATACGGCTTTAAGTACCGCCAATAACGCAGTTACAACAGCGAACGCGGCAACTAATACTGCCAACAACGCAGCGTCAGCAGTTGCAAACGCTGTGTTGTACGCGCCAATCAACAATGTGGCGTCAATACCCGCCAGCCCAAGCAATAACACCTACATCGAGGTGGTTGACAGCACTGACATTCAATCGTTCACTCCATTGGTTGGGCTCCCAGCTGGGTTTGCTGGCGATTCTGGGTTGACGGTACGCCTGCGGTACACGACTGCAGGAACCACTTGGAACTTTCTGAACTATTACGCCAACAACCCAGAGACTCGTTATTTGCCGCTGTTTGGCGGAGCACTTACAGGGCAGCTACGTGGAGATGACAGCGCTTCTGCGGCAACACCTGGTTTTGCCTTCGATGGGGATCCTGACACCGGCCTAGGACGGCCTGGAGCCAATGAGCTTGCCCTGATTACAGGAGGCGTTGCCAGGCTCACCTTTGATTCAGCAGGCGCAGCGGCGTTTACCGGTTCAGTGACCATTCCTGCCGGATCAACAGTCACTGGGTATTTGACATCAGATTCTGCGGCCAGCACGTATTTGACGCAAGTAGCGGCCTCAGGCACGTACTTGACTCAGGCAACGGCCTCAGGCACGTATTTAAGCCAGTCTGCGGCCAGCTCTACTTACGCTCCACTTAACGATCCTACTTTCACCGGCCTGGCTTTGTTTGGGCTTGCTGGGATTAGCGATGCAATCAGGCTATCTGATGCAGATCAAAGCAACTACGTCGGTCTTAAGGCTCCGGCCACTGTTGCTGCTAATATCACATTTTTACTTCCAAGCGTTGACGGAACTAATGGCCAGTTTTTGATCACAAACGGCTCGGGCAGCCTTGGCTGGGGGACTCCAACTAGCATCAACGGCAATACCGGTGCGATTACTAACGTTGCTTTTGTCAACTCTTCTCAAACTTTTACAGCCGCCCAAACCTTTAACGCTGGCATCAGCGACTCCGCAGGCAGCTTGCGCACTTTGCCGCAAAATAGTAAGACATCGGCTTACACATTGGTCGCAACTGATACGGGCAAACACATCAGCATCACAACAGGCGGCGTGACCATTCCGTCAGGCGTATTTAGCACTGGTGACGTGGTTTCAATTTTTAACAACAGCGGCAGCAGCCAAACAATCACACAGGGATCATCAACAACTGTCAGGCAGGCTGGCACTGCTAATACCGGCAACCGCACACTGGCGCAATACGGCGTGGCGACAGTGCTGTGCGTTGCATCAAATACGTTTGTAATCTCAGGTTCGGGGTTGAGCTGATGTCTATTTGTTCGCAAGCCTTGCTGTTGAGCCTTGGCGCTGCAGCGCCGAGCCCGCCACTCAATGTTTCGGCCAGCGCGGCTTCATCAACTTCTGCAACTGTCACCTGGAGTGCTCCGGCATCAAATGGCGGGATGACCATTACCAGCTATACCATTACTTCTAGCCCAGGAGGGATTGCCTCTACTGTTAATCAGTCAAATGGTGGGACGATAACTGTTGGTGGACTGACCTCAGGCCAGACGTACACATTCACTGTCACTGCAACTAATATAGTTGGGACAAGCTCGCCCTCTAGCCAATCCAATTCCGTTTTTATACCGCTCCCTGTTCCACCAACCTCAGTCGAGTATGTCGTTGTTGGTGGCGGTGGCACTGGTGGTGCGGAAGCGTGGGCGCCTGACAACTCCAATATCGCTGCCGGCGGCGGCGGAGGTAGCGGTGGCGTCGGGATTGGATCTCTCTCCGTATCAACTGGAATCACTTACACAATTACAGTAGGAGGAGCCGGAAGTTCATCTAACTTCTCTACTGTGACCGCCAACGCTGGTGGCAATGGTGGCGGCGGAAGCCTTGGCAGATTTAATGCTAGAGGTGGCAATGGAGGCTCGGTTAGCAGCGCTTCAGGTGGCGGCGGTGGTGGCTCCGCCCCTCAGTTCTGGAGTACTCTCGGCGGAAATGGTGGCAGCGGTTCTAGCGCTACTGGCCCTATCTACGGGAATAGTGGTGGTGGCGGTTTTGGCCCTGGAAGCAGAGCCGGTGGCGGCGGCGGCGGCGGTGCTGGCGGACCTGGCGGGGTTGGTGTGAATTTTGGAAGTGAGAACGGCGGTCCAGCACTTTCAACGTGGGCTGGATCTTTTGGACGTGGTGGCGATGGCGTGAACTGGGGAAATAACAGTGGTGTCAATTCTGGCAATGGTGGTAGTTCAGCCAGCCAGGCTGGAGGGTCCGGCATCATTGTTCTTCGTTACCCTGATTCCAACAAAGAGGCTACTGTTGTGACTGGATCCCCCGCTGTTAGCGTGAGCAATGGGTATCGAGTCTACACTTTCACAGGTAGCGGTAGCATTAACTGGACTTAACGTATGGCACACTTTGCTCAACTTAATAGCGATAACACTGTCCACCAAGTCATTGTTATCAGCAACAGCATAACAACAATCCTTGAGAGCGGAGATGAGTCAGAACAGCTTGGCATTGACTTCTGCAAGCAGCTCTACGGGCAAGACTCTGAGTGGGTTCAGACAAGTTATAACGGTAACTTTCGCAAACGCTATGCTTTTCCAGGTTATCTATATGATGAAGGCAGAGACGCATTTCTTCCTCCGTCTCCCTATCCTAGCTGGGTACTGGATGAAGTTACTCTTGATTGGGTGGCACCTGTCTCACGGCCTGACGATTCCAGTCTCTACATCTGGAATGAGGAAATCAAGTCATGGGTGCTTTTTTCGGGCCCGACTAACACAGAGGACGCCAATTAGACGAATTAACTACTGCAGAATATTGCAATTATATTGAACCAAGCCGTGCGGTCAGCGCGGCTGAGTCGAAGACGGTAAGCCGATCTGGAGGGATCACGTCCTGCTGGCAAGCCAGCGAGCGCCGAGACCAAGGCCGAGCGCCAAGCGATCCGCGACAAAAGCGCCGAGAAGGTTGCAGCCATTGAGGCCACCACCAGTACCGAAGAGCTGGCCGCGTACATCACTGGCCCTGACTACAGCCAATGGCTTGCCGCCTCTCCTGCCCCAACGGAGGACACCTTGTCGTTTGCGGGCAACAGCACCACCTCAGGGATTGCCTAGCCAACGAGCTATGGCTAGGTAATCTGCAGGGGTGCAACTTGCTCGCCTGGTGGATCCAGCATCGGTCATTGCCTTGATCGCCCTGGGCGGGTCTGGTGTGGCCGCGCTTTGGAAGATCGCCAATGGCCTAGGTCGCTTTGAAGCTCGTACCAGCACGATCCTGGAGGGCATCAAAGAGATGCTGCAAGACCACGAAGAACGACTTCGCCGCGTTGAGAGGCAGCCCTGATGGACCGCTTTGCCGACTACATCGCACTGGCAGTCGCCATCCATGGCGTCGCCTTGGTGGTAGTCAACATGACTCCCACGCCGAAGGACAACGAAGCCCTAGACGGCTACACAAAGGTCGTTGTCAAGGCCTACAGGGCTATCGAGATCCTGGCTGGAATCATCAGCCCCAGGGTCAAGAGGTAGGGCCATGACCCCCTTCGCCATCTCGCAGGAACTGAAGTTCAGAGAGGAGGCGACGAGGCGAGTGCTCGAGGAGCTGTTTGAGCTGCGGGACTGGGAGCAGCTGATGGACACAGCGCTGCTGCTGAACACGTTGTGGCATCAGCAGAGCGCAATCGCCAAGTGGTTTGCCCATGAGGCCGCTGCAAATCTCAGCGAGGCCTGGGCGGTGTCTGCCATGGAGGACTGATGGCCAAGCCAAAGGAACAGCAGAAAAAGCCTGTGCCAGTCCACAAGAAGACGGCGCAGGGCAATGGCCGCGGCAGCAAGAGCAGCCATGGCCGCAAGCAAAAGCGTGGGCAGGGCTAGTAGTCCCAGCGCACGCGGGGCCGGCCAGGCCTGATGCCAATGTGGATGAAGCCCTTTGGCGCTCCATAGCCAAGGCTGTAGGGCCAGTTGACGTCGGCCCAACGCTGTAGCTCGGTTACCGACATGCCGTCCAGGTAAAAGTCAATCGCGCCAGTGTCGGGCTTGTCGTAGAGGTGTTCACTGCGCGATGCTCCGCCCACCTGAGCATTGATCTTTGGGGGCCTGTAGCCAGACGTGATGATTACTGGTCGCTTGAAATGGCCTCTGGCTTTCTGAGCAAATTCGCATAACAGCACTGCGGTGTCGCACTGGTGCTGGCGATGAAACCGCCGCGACTCTGACTGCAGCGCAATTTCGCCGTAGGTGATGTTGGGCGTGATTTGACAGCCGAATGGCGATGCAGGCGTAAAAGCAGCTTGCTGCTGCGGGCCGCTCTTCCAGTCGTTCACCCAGTCTGCGGTTTCAGTCAGTAGGCAAGGGTCGGCCTGCCTGATCTGCTGGCCCAGCTTGATGATTGCCTTGATCTGATGCTCTTGGGATTTGTAGTTTTCCCAAAACTGCAGCCATCGCTGGTCCGTGAACTGCACCTGATTGACCGGCATGATGGGCTTGATTCTGCACCCATGTAACCGTGGCTGACCTCAAAGAGACACTCGAGCAGATCCATGAAGAGGTCGCTTATGGGATCCTCGAGGACCTGCGCAACGGCGACAAGACTGCCCGCCGGGAAGCGCTGCAGCTGTTGAAGCAAAACCAGATCAGCGCTGCGGCCATGCCTGAAACACCGACAGCGGATCTGGCGCGTATGGCCGGCAAGCTCAACTTCCAGACGATGGAAGAAAAGGCCAAGGTGGTGCCGATCCGGCTCGAGGACAAGCTCAGCGCTTGATCCCCCCGTAGGCCATGCCGCGGGGTTGCGGCCTGAAGCCCAATGCCAGCGCGTCGATCTGGCTGCCGGTTTCGTCAAACCACGCTTCACGCAAGGCGTCGTCGATCTCTTCCTGGCGGGCGATCTGCGCTTTCTCCTGGTCCTGGGCCGCGGCCTCGACAAAAAACGCGCAGCCCAGGGCCAGGACGTCGATGCGGTCATCGAACTGCAGCGCGCCGCGCTCCACGGTGATGCGGCTGAGCTGGAACATCAACGAGCGGGCGTGGCCCGTGTCCGGGTCGCGCTCGGCCCCAGCCCAGTCCTGCTGAATCACGTCCTGGCTGACAACCAGCCGGTGCTGCTGTACCAGCGGCGCCAGGGTGTCCACGATCCGGCGCTCCTTCTGGCCGGTGGCCCGGCGCTCTTCAAACGCGCAGGGGTGAACCTTGTTGACGACCGGCTGCAGCAGGGCGGTAAACATGCCGTCACCCATGTTGCTCTCGGCCACGATCGTGTTCACGTTCCAGCGCTTGGCCTTCTGCGCCAGCAGCTGCAACACCTCCGCTTCGTAGCCGCGGGTGGTGCCACCGGACTCAAGCAGGAACAGGTTGCCGTTGAGCTCAGCAATCACGGCCCAGGCCAGTTCGTCGCTGCCGCGGCCGGAGGGGTCCACGGCCAGGATGCAGCGCCACGTCTCTTTGGCCGGCACCCAGCCCTGGATCAGCGCAGCGGAGTAGTAGTAGCGATCGCTGCCCAGGCCCACGCACGGCAGGCTCTGGATGCGGTGCTCGTTGGCCGAGGACCAGGCCACCACCTCTGGCAGGGCCTTGCCGTCCAGCGACATAACGATCAGGTCCCCCAAGCGGATGGGGTAGCGATCCAGGGTGGACAGGCGGCAGTTGAGCTGGAACTGCAGCTGCACTGACGCCCGGGTCATGCGCATTTCGCGGCCCAGCAGCTCAGCCTCGCCAAAGCGCTCGGGGTCGGTGGGCGTGCCAGCCAGCTCAGGGTGCTGTTCGACCTCTGCCGCCATGCGCGGGTCCAGGCTCCCTTCGTAGCAATCCCACTGGTCGGGGTCGTTGGGGTTGGGGTAGCGGGCCGGCCAGTAGCGGATGGCGTAGTTGCGTTCGCGCACCAGCCGCAGGTACAGCGATGTCTCCAGGTGCGGCGTACCCAGGAACATCACCTGCCTGGGGAGGACCTGTCCCTGGTCGGGCTTGAGGATGGCTTCGAGCTCGGTGACGGCCTGGGCCAGGCGCTCTTGCTTGAGCGGCGTGATCGAGTTGTTGAGCGTCTCGATGTCGTCCGGGATGGCGCAGGTGCAGCGCTTGCCGGTCAAGGCCGGGCTGAGGATTCCCACAGCGCGGACAGAGGGGCTCTGATCCACGATCGAGGGACCCACGTCAAAGGCCTTGGTTGACGAGCGGCCATCGGCTTTGGGCTCCAGGCAGCGCAGCACGTCGATGTCACGGATGCACCGCTGCATGAAGGTGGTGATCTCCACCGCCTTCTCCAGGGTTGAGCCGGGGATGAGGATCTTCTCGTTGAACGGGTCGATCCGTAGCCGGTGCAACGCACGGAAGGCCGCCATGGTGGATTTGGCCACGCCACGAAAGCCAACGGTGATCTGCCGATCCGGGCCGTTCTCCATCCAATCGCAGATGGCCATCTGCTGCTTGGTTGGGGTGTCAGCAAGGTTGAGTTCGCGTAGCAGGTAGCAGACGAAATAGGCAAAGCGGCCTGGGCCTAGCTCGTCAGGAATGGGCGTCCAATTCAAAGGGGAAGCCCCCCTACGACAAACGACGCAGAGGGGCTTCCCACACCAACCAACCGCAACTTGTGTAGAGCGGTTGCATTGCCAGGGAACCACCCCTTAGCAACGGTCACAGCCTAACCCTCAACAAAGGCTTCATTCACTTCTGGAGTGGTGGGGTCATCGCCTTCAAATTGCCCTTTGACGGTGCGTGCCCGTTTCTTCGTTGGGGCCGAGTCCGTTGCGGCAACAGGAGCAGCTCCAGCAAGCGCTGCTTCAGCGGCCGCCACCACAGCATCCGGGACGTCACTGCCGAAATGCTGCAGACCGAGCCGGATCCGCTGGTCATTGGTGAGATACATGGGTGCAGAGCAGTTTGTCTCAGGCTATCGAGAACTGAAAGGGTCAGTCTTCAACTGCTGCTTTGAACTGTGCCCAGAGGTGATTGCGGCGTTGCGGGCCACCGACGCTGAAGATAAACGGATTGACGAGGAAGTAACGCTCGCCAGAGGCTTTGTCAAAGACTCTGGCAATAACTTGCTGCTGTCTTAAGCGGGTCATGGAGGAGATGCAGGTGGAGTGGTTGATGTCGAGCTTTTCAGCCAAGGCTGCACCGGTGACGCGCACGCGACCAGAGCGGTCCATGTGTGCGACCAGGGCTACGAGGACGCTGAGGTCCCGGAGCTGCAGATCCCTTTTGGCAACGGCGTCGAGAAGGGTTTCAAGGTCTCTGGTCTGGTGAAACATGACGAAGCGGTCCTGCTCCTCAGGGGGTAACGACATGGTTGGTTGGTGTGTACGGGTTTCCTAGGAATCTCCTAGGAGTCCCCTATGGAAAGCGGCGCATAACGCAGGTATAGTTTTGTACTACCCTTGCAGCGCAACGGACTTGCCTCTCCTATGGCCAAGCAACCTTGAGTTTAGGAGTTTTAACTCGCTTCTCGCCCAAGGCCCGGATGAAAGTCGCTCTTGACTCTCTATCTAGGTGGGCAAAAAACAAAAGCCTGAACACAGGGCGAACTGTCCCACACCCACAATTTCCTGACCACCCCCACGCAAGCGCCCCGGGGGCCTGTCTCAACCCGCTGGTGGTATCTCTGCACCCCTGAAGCTGTAGAGGCCTGTTCCCGGGGCTCCTGGACGCTTCTCAGCGCTGTTGCGCTTCATCCATGCAGACCTAGGCCCATCCTGTGCAGCGAAGTTCCTCAGATGTCCCGTTTTTGGGTCGCGTGATCTGGTGGTGTCCTCAGCGCGTGGCGCAGCCGGTTCCCCCCATAGGGGGCCTCGATCGCCCCTGGGGCACCTGCGCATCGGCTGCCGCACCTCATCGGCATCCAGGGGCCAACAACCCTGATGGGGGCTGGGGTTACAGAGGATCAGGCATCCGCTGGAGGGGCTGGCTGCGCCCGCTTCCGCGGTCCCGCACGCTTGCCCCATTCCCCGTTTGTAAAGATTTGTTGCAGGAAGCGCGACGCCACCGCCAACCCCGGCGCCATTCGCCGCGATCACTGGCACAATGGCGCTAGGCACATCTGCAGGGCTGCAGCAGCTCAGCAGGAGTGCGCACCAACCAACCGCACCTGGACACATGAACACCACCACCGCGCCCGCGGCCTCACAGGCTGTGGGCGGGATCCTGGACGCTGCGCAGCTGGCCTGGGATCGGTCCGACTGGATCGACGCGCTGCAGCAGGGCTGCGAGGACACGTACGCCAGCTCAGTCATCTGGGCAAGTGATGACGGGGCAGAGCTGAACGGCTGGGATCTGCGTCAGCTGCTCGAGGCTCACGGGTTTACATGCCAGCAACTGCTGGACGACCTGAGCGCCGTCAGGGCTGCTGGGCATCCCGTAGCCAGTCCGTGCCACGCCGGCCAGGCCCTCATCTGGCTGGGGTACTGATGAAACGCCGCGATCTGGGCGGCCTGGCTGCGCTGCTGCTGGCTCTCTGGGCCATGGCAGCAGCCGCGGACCGCCCAACACCACAGCGGGCCTCAGCGCCCATGCCTGCAGCAGCTGCAAGCGATCACCAGCCGCGGCCATGGCGTCAGCCAGACCCGCGCACCCTGGGCCGATTCCCTGGCCCTTGATCCCATCTCGGAGGGGCTTCGGCCCTTCCCTGCTGGGTTCACCAGCACCAACACCAACCAACCACCACAGACCAATGATCAACGCACTTGCACGGCTGGCCCTTGCGCTGCCGAATCAGTGTTTCCCGTTCTTCACAGCAACGGTGCAAATCAGAGCACTCGAGCTGATGCGCGTCACCCGTTGATCCCATCACTGAGGCCCTACGGGGCCTCCCTGCTGGGTTCACCAGCAACACCAACCAACCGACCACCAATGACCACAGCAACCATGACCCAGGAGCTCAGCCACGCCGAGCAAAACGCCCGGGCCCACGTCGAAACAATCTGCGGGCTCTTCGCCCGCCACCAAGAGGCCATGCTCACCAACGACCGCGAGGTCGAGCAGGTAGAGGAAGAGGCCCGCGAGCAGGTCCTATCCGTTGAGGTGCGGACCGATTGGCACGCCCCGTCTGTTCAATCTGG